ATGAAGGCTGAAATCAGCCGTAGAAGTCTGATGAAAACCTCCGCACTTGGCAGTCTTGCGCTGGCAAGCAGTGCTTTCACTCTGCCATTTTCCCAAATGGTCCGGGCGGCAGAGGCTCCGGTAGAAGAGAAAGCGGTCTGGAGTTCCTGCACCGTTAACTGCGGGAGCCGCTGTCTGTTACGTTTGCATGTGAAAGATGACACCGTGTACTGGGTGGAGTCTGATACGACAGGTGACGACGTCTACGGTAATCATCAGGTTCGAGCGTGTTTACGCGGGCGCTCTATCCGCCGACGGATGAATCATCCTGATAGGTTGAAATATCCCATGAAGCGCGTCGGCAAGCGCGGTGAAGGTAAATTTGAACGGATAAGTTGGGACGAAGCCCTGGATACCATCAGTGATAATCTTCGGCGGATCCTGAAAGATTACGGCAATGAGGCTGTACATGTCCTGTACGGAACAGGCGTAGATGGCGGAAACATCACCAACTCAAACGTCCCGTACCGTCTGATGAACTCTTGCGGTGGTTTTCTCAGTCGCTATGGCAGCTACAGTACCGCACAGATCAGTGCCGCAATGAGTTATATGTTCGGTGCCAATGATGGCAACAGCCCGGATGATATCGCCAATACGAAACTGGTCGTTATGTTCGGAAATAACCCGGCAGAAACGCGGATGAGCGGCGGTGGTGTCACTTACTACGTCGAGCAAGCCCGCGAACGTTCAAACGCACGCATGATCGTCATCGATCCACGTTATAACGACACTGCTGCCGGGCGTGAAGATGAATGGCTGCCCATTCGCCCTGGCACCGATGGCGCACTGGCCTGTGCGATTGCCTGGGTACTGATTACTGAAAACATGGTCGATCAGCCATTTCTCGACAAATATTGTGTTGGTTACGATGAAAAAACGCTGCCCGCCAACGCACCACGTAACGCGCATTATAAAGCCTATATTCTGGGCGAAGGGCCTGACGGCATAGCTAAAACGCCGGAATGGGCAGCAAAAATCACCAGCATCCCGGCAGAAAAAATTATCCAGTTGGCGCGAGAGATCGGTTCAGCAAAACCTGCTTATATTTGTCAGGGTTGGGGGCCACAACGACATTCCAACGGCGAGCAAACGTCCCGCGCTATTGCCATGCTTTCAGTTCTCACCGGTAACGTCGGCATAAACGGCGGCAACTCAGGTGTACGCGAAGGTAGCTGGGATCTGGGGGTAGAATGGTTCCCGATGCTTGAGAATCCTGTTAAAACGCAGATTTCCGTCTTTACATGGACAGATGCCATCGACCATGGTACGGAAATGACCGCGACCCGTGATGGTGTTCGTGGAAAAGAAAAACTGGATGTCCCCATCAAGTTTTTATGGTGCTACGCCAGTAACACATTGATCAATCAACATGGCGACATCAATCACACCCATGAGGTGCTTCAGGATGACAGCAAGTGCGAGATGATTGTTGGCATTGACCACTTCATGACGGCCTCGGCTAAGTATTGCGATATCCTGTTGCCCGACCTGATGCCAACAGAGCAAGAAGACCTTATCTCTCATGAATCTGCAGGGAATATGGGCTATGTGATCCTCGCCCAACCCGCAACCTCAGCAAAATTTGAACGCAAACCCATCTACTGGATGCTGAGTGAAGTCGCCAAACGCTTAGGACCAGACGTTTATCAAACCTTTACTGAAGGTCGCAGTCAGCATGAATGGGTCAAATATCTCCATGCGAAAACGAAGGAACGTAACCCTGAGATGCCCGACTACGAGGAGATGAAAACGACCGGGATCTTTAAGAAAAAATGCCCGGAAGAACACTACGTCGCTTTCCGCGCATTCCGTGAAGATCCACAGGCAAACCCGTTGAAAACACCTTCGGGGAAAATCGAAATTTATTCTGAACGACTGGCGAAGATTGCAGATACCTGGGAATTGAAAAAAGATGAAATTATTCATCCCCTTCCTGCGTATACCCCAGGTTTTGATGGCTGGGACGATCCCCTGCGGAAAACCTATCCACTGCAGTTAACGGGCTTCCATTACAAAGCGCGTACCCACTCCAGCTACGGCAATATTGATGTGTTACAGCAGGCCTGCCCACAAGAGGTGTGGATCAACCCCATTGATGCTCAGGCACGCGGTATCCGTCATGGCGATACCGTGCGGGTATTTAACAATAATGGAGAAATGCTGATTGCCGCAAAAGTGACTCCGCGTATTCTGCCTGGCGTTACCGCCATCGGGCAAGGTGCGTGGCTTAAAGCGGATATGTTTGGTGACCGGGTCGATCACGGCGGCAGTATCAATATTCTGACCTCTCACCGCCCTTCACCGCTGGCAAAGGGAAACCCGTCGCACAGCAATCTTGTCCAGATCGAAAAGGTTTAAGGAGTAGCCCATGACCACACAATATGGATTTTTTATCGATTCCAGCCGCTGTACTGGCTGTAAAACCTGCGAACTGGCGTGCAAAGATTTTAAAGTTGGTTACGTATCGTTTAAAATCAATTAGATAGCCCGTCATTTCTGCGCTCACACGTCCCAACATTGAAAAACATGCAAAGCTTTGTAAGCCGATGCAAAGCTTTGTGTGTCTCACTTTTGTCCCAATACCAATCCGAATCCACCCTTTGTCATCATTGAGAAATGGCAAGGAAGAAAAGGATGTTACTGCACGATTTGACAAATCCGCCAGAGCTATCGCATACTGACCGCACTGAACTTACAAGCGGTCATCCGCACCCGATAGCTTTGCGGCTTTTTTATGCCCGTAATGCGGCATAGTCACATCCGTACAAAGGTCGGGTGGAGAGGCGTAATACAATACCCGTAAGGGGAATATGCCCAGAGCTTCTTGTAAGGCTCAGTTGACACCCGACCAACCAGCTACTAACTGGTTGAGCTAACTAAACTTACAAGGAGGTCATCATGACTAGTCAACTCATCCCCGTATTCAACGGCACTATCGCCAACGAAACCACTCTTCTCGTTAATGCCCGTGATTTACATACTTTTCTTGGGGCAGGTAAACGCTTTGCGTCTTGGATTACAGAACGCATTGCTGAATATGGTTTCGTTGAAAATCAGGACTATATTTTGGTTTCCCCAAATCGGGAAATCAAAGGTCGAGGAGGCGATCGCCGTAGCAAAGACTATCACCTCACCCTCGACACAGCCAAAGAAACGGCGATGGTTGAGCGTAACGAAAAAGGCCGCCAGATCCGCCGCTACTTCATCGAGTGCGAAAAGAAACTTCGCAACATTCAGCCAGTACAAACTGAGCTGCAATTCACAGCCGAGGAAATCATCCTCCTCTGCTACATGCAACTCTGGATGGAAAAAGCCCAGGAGCTCAGCAAACACCTGTATCCGATCATGAAAGAGCTGAACTCATCATACACGAACAAGCTGTATGACATTGCGTTTGAGACTATCTACATGGTGACGAAGAACAGAGATGCGTTACTGAGGGAGGCTGCACAGCTTGACCAGTCAAGTTTCGTTGTCCAGCGGGCCAGACCAATGCTGAAAAGCCTGCGGGCAAGGCAATTCGAATTCTAAAACCAAAGGAGCTTCGGCTCCTTTTTTCATGCCTGAAGGAAAGGAAAATGGCAGATATCATCGACAATGCCGCTGAAATCGAAGAATTGCAGCGCAATCTCTCCCTGCAAAAATACAAATCCGATAGTAATGCCCCATCTGCTACTCATTGTTGCGAGTGTGGCGATCCGATAGATGAGCGGCGACGCCAGGCTGTTCGTGGATGCCGAGCTTGCGCAAGTTGCCAGCAGGATATTGAACTTATCAACAAACAGAGAGGTGTGAAGTGAACGGAGTTAGCTATCAAGCACTGCGGCTGGCGGCAGAAAATGCAACACCAGGCGAATGGTGTACTGATGACTATGGGGTTATTGCCAATGCCGGACTGAACGCCAATTACTACATAGCATCATGCTCAGGACCAGATAATCGCGCCAATAAGCGATTCATAGCAGCAGCCAATCCGGCTACCGTCTTGGCACTGCTGGATGAACGGGAAAGAAACCAGCAATACATCAAATCACGCGACCAGGAGAACGAGGATATTGCGCTAACGGTAGGGAAGCTGCGCGTTGAGCTGGAAGCAGCAAAATCAAAACTCAACGAGCAGCGTGAATATTACGAGGGTGTAATCGCGGATGGAAGTAAGCGCATTGCAGAACTGGAGAAAAGCGAAGAGCAACTCATTAATGAGCGTGACCATGCTGAGTCTGCTTTAGCTGATATGTACTTTGCAGCAACCGGGGATAGGCCTGAGTGGAGTAACTGTTTCAGTTTTTCAGATGCTGTCGATGCCGTGGTTGACAGAATTGCTGATTTAGAAGCTAAACAGCCATCGCCAGTAGTGCCGGAAGGACTGGTTAAAGCAGTGCGCTTCTATGAGCAGGTAAAACGTGAGAATCCGCCAGCCGAAACAGGTGCATGGAAAGATGCTGTTGACTGGGTACTCAAAGAGGCTTGTCAGGTTGTAAACATTCGCATCAAAGGAGAGTGATATGATTCACTACCACGGTGGGCCTATTACTCCTGATACGTGCGCAATGAGAGCATGGAAAGGGCGACATGCGTTTATCAGTTTTGCGCATTCAGGCCAGATCAATCTCGCTGCTGAATACTGTCAGTCGTTCGCGCTGGACAACGGTGCATTCACCGCCTGGAAAGCAGCTGGCAAAAACAAAATCGACTGGAGCGATTACTACGAGTTTGTTGCTCGCTGGAAGAATCACCCAGGATTCGATTTTGCCATTATCCCGGATGTTATTGATGGCGGAGAGGAGGAAAATGATGCGCTTCTGAATGAGTGGCCTCACGGAAAACTAGCTGGCGTTCCAGTGTGGCACATGAATGAAAGTGACGAGCGATTTATTCATTTGTGCAATGAGTTTCCGCGAGTGGCTATCGGTAGTTGTGGCGACTATGACGTAAAGCGCCCAACTCTTGCGGTAGCCAGAATGAAAGACCTGATTCGTCACATTGTTGATGAGCATGGTCAGCCGGTTACGAAACTACATGGATTGCGCATGTTAAATCCGCTGATATTCACAAAATTACCCTTAGCCAGCGCAGATAGTACGAACGTCGCTCGAAACATCGGTATTGATAAAGCCTGGTCTGGGGCTTATGCACCTGCAAGTAAAGAGACACGCTCAGCATTAATGGTAGAACGGATTGAGGCACACAATAGCCCTGGTTCTCTTGCGTATTGTGAACAACGCGACCGCTTTGAAATGCAATTGCAACTGGCAGTTTAAGGACTAACAAATGACCACTATAACCAAAGAGCGACTGCTGACAATCAAGCAGTGGCGCGAAACATACGGACCTGGTAGCAACGTTGTACTGCCAGCAGAAGAAGCGGAAGAACTGGCACGGATTGCACTGGCATCGCTGGAAGCAGAGCCTGTAGCGTAATGCATTGTTGAAGATGGGGGCATGTGTATTGACGGGTTCGGTGAGTATGTGGGTCACTCGCTACCTGATGGAACGCACCAGCTTTACACTGCCCCTCCAGCGCCAGTAGTACCTGAAGAAAAACCAATGCCTAACCCTCTTAAAATGTACGCGGTCGATGCTGTTGCCGCTATTGCAGAGGTGAGAGGCTGGAACTCCTGCCGCGCCTCCATGCTTCATGGTGCCGAACCTGTAAGCCAAACTTACAAGTTGAACGAGCTGTCGAGCAACTCTCCGGTAACTCCGGCTCGTTGGATAAGCTGTAGTACACGAATCCCCGCTCAAGATGATTGGATTTTAATTTATTCAAAGCACGGCGAGTATATGGCAGGACAGGTACAAGGGGAATACGTGGAGTTGAGCGACGGCACTTTATCGTGGTTAGGGAGCGCCTTATTCTGGATGCCGCTGCCAGAACCGCCGAAGGAGGTACGCCAATGAGCTAGCCTGAAGCCTTCTCAAATGTTGGTATTGCAATGGCGGTAGCGCTGATGGTGTATTCGATTTGCCGCTGGGGATAAAAACGGTTTGCGGGGAAAGAAGAGTTAAGTAGAATTGCTGCGGGTGCTTGAGGCTGTCTGCCTCGGGCATGCCGCCGTAAGGCAGACATAGAAAAGCCCCAGTTAACATTTCGCGTCTTGCAGGACGCTTAACATTAATCTGAGGCCAATTTCATACTAGACACATGTAGGTTAGCCTCTTACGTGCCGAAAGGCAAGGAGAAGCAGTCTATGATGCAGCAAAAGGCGATGTTAATCGCCCTGATCGTCATCTGTATTACCGTTGTTGTGACGGCACTGGTAACGAGGAAAGACCTCTGCGAGGTAGGAATCCGAACCGGTCAGACGGAGGTCGCTGTCTTCGTAGACTACGAATCTGAGAAGTAAGAGACCTGGCGAGGGAGTAATCTCCCGCCACCTCTGATGTGTCAGGCATCCTCAACGCACCCGCGCTTTACCATACTGAAAATGCTGTTTGAATGTTCATCTCTGAAAGAGGACTATGAATGAAAAAGGTATTGATTGCAGCACTTATTTCCGGTGTGTCTTTTGGCGTTTTTGCACAGCAGGGCGGTTTCCAAGGGCCTGAAGCAGAGCGTTCAACAGTAGCGCAGGCAAAAGAACTGAAGGATGATGCATGGGTTATCCTTGAAGGGAGCATCGTTAAAAAAGTGGGTAATGAACGTTATGAGTTTCGTGACAATAGCGGGACAATTGTCACGGATATTGATGACAGCGTATGGGCCGGGCAGAATGTTTCTCCGAAAGACAAAGTAAGAATTGAGGGTGAAATTGATAAAGACCTGAGCAGTGTTGAAGTGGATGTAAAGGCACTGAAATTATTAAAGTAACCGTCCCAGCTTGCTAAGCCCGTCTTACTGACGGGTTTTCTGTTTGTTATCACAGTATTTTCAACAAAACACCGAATCTTATCCGGTACGCTGTAAAAACCCCGTCCTTCAGGGCGTGGAGGATGTCAAATGGCAGGGGTGAACATCATCCCGGTTACATCAGATCGCCTAATAACATATCAAGATTATTTTGCTCATAAATGCTATTCGCCATTACCGTTGCTGCTTCAGCTTAATGAAACGCATAGATCCGCCATGCTTTTTCAGCAAATACGCTGCCATTTGCGCAACTTTTTCTTCATTAAACATAAATCGGCTCTCTGTATCACATGAAATGCTCTTTCTGACTATATGTTAATAGCTCCAGTTATTACAGGTCAATGAGTGTTTATTTCTTAATCAGCCCCGCACTTCCGTACGGGGCATGTTCTGTTACTCCACTCCCACTTTTTTGTTGTACTCGCGGTTAAAGCGATCCACGGCAACCTTCATATCCCGCTCTACCGATTTCACCATCGCCGCCTGCTGCGCCAGACTGAGAGAACTGTCGGCATAAATGGCATCGCGCTGTTTGCGCAAATCCTTCAGTCTCTTCCGGGTATCCTGCATAAGCCCGTTCATCGACAATTTTCCGTTGTTCTCGTCAATGAACGCCGTTCTTTCTGCACCGGTCAGACTCTTCAGCTCTGCGTGATACTGCGCAACCTCTGTCATCCGGTCGTACATCTTCTGCTGGTCTGCATACGGCATCACCTCACCCGAAATTTTCCCCAGGAAGGGCACCTGCTGTTCCGGTATATCAATACCATTCAGCGATTTCACCGCCGCATCCGTGGTTTTGGAAATGAAGCGCCCTGTCCCTCCGGAGATATAGTCAATCCAGAATATCAGCGATTCCGGTGTGATATCCACCGCGCCGGGACGGTACTGACTGCCACCAGAGAACGCATTCAGCCAAGATGCAAACGCCTTGTACGCTTCTGGCGTTGAACGTATTCCCAGCTGGCTGTCAGGTTTTGGTGTACCAAACGGTATGTTCTCCTGGTAAATCTGCGCCCCCATGAAGTTTTCATTCATGGCAAGGTTCGCAAACGGACGCAGAATGGTCGGCGCTGCATTTTTCAGCAATGCCCCGGACAGTGTTTCCGACGTCTCACTGCCGATCGGGCTGAATGCCCCCAGGATACCACCGACAACATTACCGGCAGCACGGGATGCCGTCAGGTCACCCGCCGCCACACCTTCAGCGGTATGCCCGAGCAGGAAGAAAACGTTGTACCCGTAAGGCAGAGGAATACTCCAGTACTCTCCGGCCTTGCCCCCGAACACCGATTTCATAATGACGAGGTTACGCTCTTTCACATGAGACGGCACTTTGTCATACCAGTTAACCCCGTCATCATCCTCCCCCGCAACACTGCGGTTAAGCGAGCCAAGCAGATAACCCGCTCCCACAGCTGCAAGCGCGATTTTCTGCGGTACATTGAGATTCTTCCAGCGAAGGCGCTCCAGTAACGGCCCGTCGCCATTAAGATGTCCGAGCGTTCTCACCAGGTTTGCCGTCCCCTGAATGCTGGCGTTGGCAAACATATACAGCGAGTTCATCAGCGCTCCCTGCTCACCACGACGATTAAAGTTCACCGTCATGTTTTTGGCAAGAGACGCCGCCTGCTGGCGTGACAAACCGGCATCACGGGCGTGTTTATAGGCAGAAAGACGCAGAGCATTTTCAACCGCCCCGTTGGCATCCTCGACAAGGTTAAGGAACGAATTCCATGCACCGATACTCTGGCCTTTCCATCCTCCCTTCGCCAGCGATACAAGGCGATCCATTTCCTTCTGCTGGCCTTCAAGGTCACCCATGTTAAACCAGCCGGTTTTACCTCCGTCCTCAACAAACTCTTTCCACACCTTCTGCCACTGCGCACCTTTGCCCGTGAGGTTTTTGCCACGCAGACTGGCGTATACGGCTGACATAGCAGAACGGCTGTCTTTCACCACAGCCAGTGCGGATAAGTTATCCAGCCCTTTCAGTTTGCCGTCGCTCCTTCCCTGCTCCGCCTTCAGATTCATCACCGCTGTCTGCACATCACGGATGAAGTTACTGACCAGGAATTCCGGGTTATACGACGTGTTCACCGTTGCCAGGAAGCGGTTAACTTTCCCCAGCGTACGGATTACTGCGTTACTGGTTTCCGGTCCCATATTCTTCATCGCACGCATCAGGCGCGGATCATGGAGTTTGATGTAGTACGTTTTGCCGTTCTTTTTGGTGGTGAAGTACCGGTCTGCCATCATTGCCATCGCCACCGGACGCTCGACAACTTCGCGAATGGTTTCACCAGTTTCCTGGTCCTTGCGCTCTGCAATCACACGCATGGTATCCGGTCTGTCATCAGTGAATACCTGCCAGTAATCCTTATCGGGATTATCCTGCACCAGCTTCAGGAAGGCGTTACCCACTTCATTTTTGCGACTGCGGATCAGCGATTCGCTCAAGTCCTGTATCGCCTGAGTGGACGGAGACTGTGCGCGGGATGCACGCCCCATGGCCTGCTTACTTTCACGCCCACCGATGGTGAAGCCCTTACCTGTACGGGGCAGTGACACCACACCGTCAACATCCTGCCCTTTCAAGGGAACGTAGTAACGGTAGGCGTTCTGCCAGGCATCCACCACACCGCTCTCTTCCAGTCCGGCCTCACGGATAAGCTCACGGCGACGGGCCAGCATATCGTCAACAATCCCTGCCAGACGGTCATACTGTGCCTGTTTGCCGCTGTTACGTACACGCTGCATGATTTCCGCCGCTTCCGCGTTGGTCATCCCCGAACCGCCGTCCGGCATTTTCGGGTTGATTTTCGCGATATGCGCGTTACGTTCCGGCGCGTGACGGGCGTAGAGGTACTCATCCAGATCGGCCTGCGCAATTTTGTAGTCCGCCAGTAATTTAGCCAGTGGCTGAACGTAGCGCTCCTTCATCACGTTCAGGTCGTTTTCCGCCTTCCCGTGGAAGAGTTCTTCCGCCATATAAGCGTTGTTACTGTCGTCTATTTTTCCGCCAGTTTTACGGATATTCTCCTGAACAGCTTTCAGCACCTGGAATTTATCCTGCATCTGGCGCACAAAACGCGATGCAATTGTCTCTTCCGGTGTCAGACTGCTGGTACGGGAGTAATACGGCCCCTTGCGAATATCTTCAGGATAGAGTATTTTATCTACAGAGCCGCGATAAGAACGCTCCTCTTTGGGCAATTGAAGCCCACTGTACTGAGGGTTATCGCGGCTTAATTTTTCCTTCCGGTAAAGCGTCAAACCTGCTTTATCCAGGCTATTAGCTTTGTTCATCCCTCCTTTTGTTCCATATACAGAAGCCACCTTGTTAATTTCTATTCGTTTATCTGTTGCCTTCATGTGCACTGCCGACACCACCGGATCACCATTTTTATCCACGGCATCAAGCAGCATCACAACCGCATTTCTTTCTGTCGCGGAACGGTAAATTGCATCCGGATCGTGCATCAGCTCAGGAAGTCTCTCGATAACATCCATCGGCACCACATGTTTCACGCCATTGGTTGCCTTCCGCACAGTGTCGCGGGAGATAACCAGCGGCAAATCTGGTGCGCCAAGGTGGCGCAATACCGGCGGCGTACGCCCGATGTTTGCAGTCATTGCACCAGAACGTAACGACTTCATCATTCTGGCAAGGTCATCACGATAACGCTCGCCCTCACCTTCCGGCACTTTGAACGGATCAGGTTTACCACTACGGGAGTACTGAGACGATGCGTCCGCGCCATCCTCACGCGGCGTGTAACCTTCCCGCACACGCTGGCCTAACGTACGGATGGTCTCGCGAACAAGTCTGATATCGTTCAGTTCCGTCGGCTTCAGTAACCCCGTACGACGCAGTACCCCTTTGACCAGGGCAACAACACGCTCCCATGCCGCCACGAATTTATTCGGCTGTTTCTCCGCCATATGTGCCAGAAATTCACCCGCCTGCACTTCCGGTGATTCCTTACCATAAGACGCATCAACCTTACGCCAGGCTTCACGGATGGTGGCGTTATCACTGTCACGGGTTTTCAGCACGGTCTTAATAATCGTCTGATATTCCGCTGGCGTGACAACATGCTCCATGGCATGGTGGATAATCTCGTGACGCAACTTCTCGCGTACGGTCCGCCCGTCAGGGATGTTATCCGCCACCAGGACAATTTCTCGTTTATCCGGACGATAGAATGCGTGCACCCTGCCGTAACCGTCGAACGATTCACCCGCCAGCGCTTCAGCCTCTTTCTGTGACTTCACCACACGGACCTTCAGGTCACTGTCCTTAATGCCGCTCATCACGCCACGGGCAACCGCTTCAACCTGCGGGACCGGGCTGCCTTTGGCTTCCGCACTACGGTTAACATCCGAAATGAGATTACCTTCAGGTGTGCGGGTAACGCCCTTACGGGAATAAAACGCAACGCCCTTGTCCGTCTCACGGGTTTTCAGGGTGCGGAACAGGTGATCGAATGCCTCACGAATACCGCCATCCAGTTCCGCATTCGTCGGATAAGCGTAGGTGTTATCTGTGTTGTGCTCAGGTGCCTTACGGATATTGACCAGATAATCATTCTCCACGCCAGCCATACGCGCCTTATCCTGAACATAACGCTCAAAGGCACGTGCCGCCATTTCAACATCCGTTGACCAGTACGGTTTTGAGCGCACCTCATCAAGAAGCGCTGAACGACACGGCATGTCACTGTTTTTAATGGCCTGAATCACACCTTTAAAAGCGTCGTAAACCTCCTGACGTACCGGATATTCAGCATCAACATACCTGCCGTCTTTAAATACGCGCCTGGCACGCTGTGCTTCCGTCATAAAGTCGCCACCTGACGTAATTTTCCCGTCAGTGGAAACGTCATAACGACCAAAATAATTATCCAGAGAATGGAACCATTCGTGCGCCAGCGCACCCGGTCCGTTACCTTTTGTCAGGTTGATTGCCGCCTCACCCGGCTCATAGTGTGCTGCCGCCTTACCCTTACCACGGGCACCAAATGCCAGGCCAAGACGACCGTTCAGGGAAAGCGCTTTTGTCGGTACATTCAGTACTTCCGCAAGGTCATGCAGCGAGTCATAAGCCCGGTTCAAATCAGCCTGACGACGCGGACCTTCCACATAATTACCAAACTGCACACCACGGAAACCAAACGCATCACTGAACTGCTCCGGTGAAACATTCCCCTTGCGGCGTTCTGGTCCGGTACGGTCGCGGTTGGTGGCGTTGCGCTGCTCCTCACGCGAAATCTCCCGCATCTCCTTCACATGACGAACAAGCTCATCACGATGTGAATCAATGTACTTACGCGCATCACTGGCTGACTTAAAGCCACCTCTCACCCGCATTTTGTTTTTACCGTAAGCGATAAAAATATCGCCACTGCGGGTATTCCGGTAAACGTCAAAGCGGATTTTGTCATCCGGTGACGGTGCTGTTTTTTCATCACCTTTCGCCTGTGATTTTTCCTCCTGCTCTGCAAACCAGACTTTCGCCTTTGCCAGTAATTCATCCCTGCTTTCCGAGAAAAAGAGGTTACTCCCCTTATTGTCCTTATTGCGCAGTGAATAAAGTTTCTGTGGCGGATCGTAACGCTTCCCTCCTGCCGCCTGATACACACCCGATACCACCCGATAAGCAGAAGCTCTGTCCATCTGTGAGGGTGGCAGAGTGCGTAACAGTTGCCAGGTGTCCGCGTAACGGGAGGGCATTCTGCCTTCCATCCATTCTGCGAGGCGTTTCGCGCTGACCGTTCCGTTCAGCATTTCCGATACACTGTGTCGTACTTTTTTTATGCTCTCCCCCCAGCCTGCCGTATTGTGTTTCGTCTTCGCCGGAATATCGCTACGATACAGCGCTATCATTGCCAGGGTATCAGCATCGGCACCTTCGTTCGCCAGTTTTGCGTAGTCCGGTTTCGGGAACAGTTTGCTCAGCGGCTGCGTGGCATAATCCCTGTCTTCCAGCGTTTTACCCAGTGTTTCAGCAAGCTGTGCATAACGGTGTTTGGCTGCCCCTTTAATTTCCTCGCCAAAGTCTTCAATTTTTTTGCCCCTGACTTCACCTCCGCGCACGGTAGCTTCCCTGTCAGTAGAGACAGTTGTTTCAGATTCAGGTGCGATTGTCTCAGGCTGCGGGATGTCACGATTTCCTCCGGCCTGTCGGCGTACTTCTGCCTGCTGTGCAAGCTCAGGCAGTGAGTCCCGTACAGTGCGGGGAAGTGATTCAGGCTGAGGCATACGAACATTACGCGCAATGTCAGGAGCCGGTAGCCCTTCACGTACCGGTGCTGTCGCGTTCTGCGCATCCGGTGACGGCAGACCACGACGAACCATTTCACCCTCGAGTGTTTCCCCCTGGCGACCAGCGGCGTTTTCCGGTGCCGGAGCTTGTCCTTTCTGGAAACTCTGGCCCTTAACCTCACCGGTTGTGGTAAAACGACCACCACGTCCTGCCTGATTCTCATCCGGCGTACGCGCCACCTCTCCCGGTAACGGATATCCCTGTCCGGGATGAATATCGCCGGGAGCGGGCAGGCGTGGACGCTCAGTTAACTCCTGTGCTATCGGACCGGCATCACCTTCAGCCATCTGTGAACGTACAAGCTCCTCTGCCGTCGGCACGTTGCCACGGGCAAGGCGGGCCTGTACCTCCGTATCATCCCCCGTGAAACCACGGAATCGTGGGTCACGCATGAACGCGGGCTGCTCCATCGGGTCAGCATCAGCAATACGCTCTCCGTCAGCCAGGGTGTTAATGGTTTCCGTTGCCACATCTTCAGAGAACGCAGGATTATCCATTTCAACGGCATACTGATTCTCGCCTTTCTTCACTACGGACGGTTTCAGGCCGGTAGCGGCGGCATTACGGAAAACATCACTCCCCATGGCGCTTTTCTCATCCGTGAAATAACGGTTGTCCGGGCGCACCTTTTCAATGCGTTCCGCTGGTCTGGACGCACCATTCCCGTTAATTTCAATGCGGACTTCATTCGGGTCCCGGAACCGCACCGTCGGGTAAATGCTCCCGTTACCATCCTCCGCATTTTCAGGCTGTGACTGTGCTTCCGGCGTCACTTCCTGTTGTGGGCGAATGACTTCTCGTATTGCCTGAAACTGTTGTTCTTCAGTCTCGGTGCGCCCCTCTTTCTGGCTGAGTCTGCGGTATTCCTCAAGCAGTTCAGAACGCGGCTTCGCCTTCAGCTCATTCATCACAGCCTGTCGCTTCGCCTGTTCGTCCAGTTCATTCAACAACTGGCTGGCAGCTTCCCGGCGATGAGCTGCGGATGCGTCACCCTCTGTTGCCATATCCGCATCAGCATACTGCTCCAGAAGCTGCTCGCGATTCATGCCCTGCATGGATTCACGCTGCTGCGCCACCGGATCAACAGATTCTGGTTGCGGGGCTGCGTCGTCCTGCTGCACGGTTTCAGCATCACGCATGGCGGTTTCTTCTGCGGCCTGACGTCTGCCACGATATCCGGCAACCGCACCGGATGGAGCCCCCATCGCAGCACCAAAGGCTGCACCTTCGATCGTTGCGTCAGCCACGCCCTCCCACGGTGACACATCCATTCCGGCGGTCTCACGCAATGCCGTGTTTTCCTGATAGCGTGAATAGCCGCCCTGCGCCGCATTAATCGCCCCCTGTTCCGTGGCATTTCTGACAATGCCGCTTTTAACGGTCTTCGCTGTGCCTCGTGTCACCAGATTAAACAGTTGTGCGTCACCCAGTTTTGCCGCCATGGCATTCACAGCCAGCAATTCAGGATCGGTTGCCAGCTGCGCGCGCACCTCATCGGCAACACGCTCTTTTGCCAGATCCATTTTCTGGCGATCAGTAAGCTGTGCGTGCTGCGGGTCGGCGTCAATGGACAAAAACGTCTGCTGAAATTTCGGTGACTGCGCCAGCTCAGAGTAATCCGCATTAAGAACAGCATCTGCTGCCGCCATTGCACTCTGCCCCTGTGCACTGGCTGTGGAATGGGTGATCAGGCCCGCCTGGAATAAATCCGGCATTTTTTTATCGACAGCTTCTGCTGCCAGTGCCGTGGCTCTTTCCGGCTGCATCCCTGCCGCGATGTATTTTTTCTCCAGCCCGGCGGTCAGCATTTTTCGCAGTGTGACATCACCCACCTTTTTAGCCACACCGCCAACAACCATATCAGGTACAAGCGCACCAATCAGGTTTACACCCTTCGTCACCCAGACCGCAGAATCATCATAGCCTTCGGTCATCGGCGTATTCAGCGCACGAACTGCACCCGGCGACATCTTACCGGTCAGCCATTCATCAGTGGCTTCAGCACCATCACTGACAGCCTTACCGGTTGCCTTCAGACCTTTACCGACAGTATCAGTAACCGCGTTTTTGCCATCAGGCAGGGTATCGATGACCTCATCAGCCCCCCTGCTGCCACCGGCAAAAATATCCTGCACAGTTGCGACACCCGGCAGCCCCATACGGCTGAACTCATTTAAAATACGCGCCCCTGTTTTTACCGGGCTCTGAATCATCGCATCACCGAGTCCACGGGCCATTTCCCCTGTTCCCCGGACGGACTGGGCGAAACCTTTACCCATTGTTGGCAATACATCGCCCAGGCTGAACGACGTACTGTTATCCTTCCAGCGATTCGGATCAGAGAAAAATGCTTCATAGCTGTCAGTTTCGCCGGGTTGCTGAATGTTCAGGCTGTTACGATTCTGGTTACCGAGTTGCGCCTCAGGACGCTGTTCCTCTGAATAGGCCATACAGACTCCATAAAAAAACCCGGCACAATGGCCGGGCATCAGGAAATGGTATTAATGGAATATCGTGAATTACTGGGCGTAATTCTGTTTCAGTCCACGGATAAACTGAGATGCAGATGAAGCACTTTCATCTCTGGCCTGTTCCCCCCTGGCCTTTTGAATACGGAGAAAATTCGCATACCCGTTCTCCAGCAATTTCTGATTCTGAGGTTCCAGCATTTCAGGCTGACGGGCCGCTACATTTCTGGCAAATGACAGCTTATCAGGATCATCTCCCGCCCAGTTGATAACCTGTTGCTGAAGTTTTTGTTGCTGAATTTTCTGTTGATGCGGTTGTGAACCAGTCGCAGCATAATATTCATCCACCGCAGCCTGAGCATTACCGCCATTCTTGATCGCGTCCGCCGCTACGTTGCTGGCCCCCTTCTGAAGCTCTTTCAGAGAAAGTCCCTGCTGCTTCGGCATAAAATAACCATAATTTTTCGATATCTCTGCAAATTTGCTGCGATCCCTGACCTGAGCGATAGCCTTATCAACGGGTATCGCCAGCACGGTTTGATCATCAGGGTGCGCACTGCCGTATTCTGTTACAGGTTTATGCGCGGTGGAGCCATCGCTGTATGTGAGATCAAGGCCAATAAGTACGTACCCTTCCTGCTGCGCCGGTACGATACTGCCAATCCTGGCCTCTTTTATCGTTTTTTCCCCGGTTGAATCAGGCATGCCAATACGCTGTTGTAGTTCCGGGGCAAACACGCCGGAAAGCACATCGAGATTTTCCGGGGTATTCAGCGAAGCAATCGCCCTGTCCGGCTTATCATCAAAGATTTTCTGCAGGTTGTTCACGGCCTGACCCGCTTTCGCAGCATAGCCTACCGTTGACATCATCTTAAGCGGATTGGCGTCCGATAATTTACCGAACAGATGAGAAGCCGCATCATGGTCACCCGCATCAATCGCTTTTCCCAGCGCCGCCATCACAGGCTGATCGCGCGCCAGCATATCGTTATACTCAAGCCGTCGCTGGTTGTATTTCTGCAACTGGAGTCGTTGCTGTTCCATCCCCAGCGACGCATTCCGGTAATTCTGGTTGGCGTTAAACTCCCTTTCCTGCAGTGTGTAATTGCGGTCATCAACTTTGGCTCTGTAATCAAAGTTCCGCTGATCAACGTCTTTATTATGTTCAAACTGAGACTGCGCAAATTCAAAATCGCGCTCGTTATTTTTCTGTTGCTGAGCAAGCTGTGCTTCTCGCAAACCAAGCTCCTTACGACGGGTCATTGCCTGGTCAACAGTGCTGAATCCGGCAAGTAACCCCTGTGCAAATCCGCTCATTCACCACTCCTTAAAACAAAGCGCCTGCAATGCCGCCAATTACTGCACCAGCAACAGCGCCGACGGCTGTCCCCACTACCGGTACTGCTGAACCAACAGTCGCCCCGATAGTGGCCCCCGTACCAATGCCCGTACCGATATTCTGTTTTTTCTGAGCTTTCTGTTGAGCAGCCAGTTGTTTATTTGATGCCTCAATCTCTGTACGTCGTCTGTCTGCGTCACTTATTCCCTGTAATGCCTCACGCCGCGACTGATTTGCAATATCCAGTAAACCGTATCCCATATTGCCCCCTTACGCTGCCACCAGTTGTCCGCCAACACTCAGTTTCTGTCTTGCCGGTGCAGAAGCCCCCGTCAGAATATTCATCTGGCGATCCTGTTCGGCTTCACGGATACCATTTTTCGCACCTGCTATTGCCAGGGCATTACGTAACCCCAGCGTATTACTGTCGGGATTATCCGGGCGGCTTACCCCGTATCTCGCCATCTGGTTATCCTGCGCCATCTGCGCTGTACGGAGACTGGAAGTGGCAAGGCCTCCCACCCGTGCAAGCTGTGGATTCATCAGACTGTTGTTCTCCCCAAGGTCAGCCAGCCTTGCTACACGGGGTAAATATCTGGTGCGCCAGTCGTCGTATTGCTGGCGGGTCAGCGCTGCGGATGTCTGCCAGTCCCCCTGAGGGCGGGCTGCTCCGGTATAACCGTATCTCGCAAGTGTTTCGTATTTACCGTACTCCATAATCACAGTCTCCAGTTCTGAGCCTGATGCTGAATGGCATTAGCGCCAGTGCCAGGTGTTTTAGCACCGCCACTTCCTCCGCTACCGCCAGCCTTATGCATCGCATATGCACCTGCCGCACCCAGACCAGCGCCAACAAGAGAGGCTCGCCCCTGCTGTTTCGTAAACGCCGCCTGTGCATCCGATTTAGCTTTTGCCAGACTGCTGTCTGCCAGAGAGTTAAAACTCTGTAACGCATCCGCCTTCTGACCAGAACCGAGAGCAGCAACATCCTGTAGCCCGGCAACATACTTATCTGCCTGCGATACCTGCCCCCGTGTGGTTGTGTCAATCTGCCCGGTTACCTGATCACTCTGGTTCGCATTCATTACCGCGTTAAAGCGACCACTGGACGGGTCAACACCGGACCGAGTGAGATTACTTGCCAGCTCCTTCCGCGCTTCGCCAAACTGTTTTTGATACCCCAGATTTGTCGTGCCAGCAATATTGTCGTACTGCTGCTCACTGTTCAGGTCATCGACCTTTTCCATGAAGTTATCTTCAGCCGGGCGGAGGATATTTTTGTAATCCTGCCACCCTTTCCAGGCCACTTCTTCCTGTGCTATTTGCGCTGCTGTTGGTTTTACTTTGGTATCACCACCACCTTTACTTCCACCCATAATGGCCCCCTGGATAATAAAAAAACCCTGCCGGAGCAGGGTCAGAATGTGAATTGCAATGTTGGTTTAAACACGATGATGAAAACTGTGGCAGTCAGACCGCTATCCTGAACACCATGAAGCCATCCTCATCATCCGGCATTCGCTCAAAGCCCAGACGTTTTCCCAGCCGGATAAATCCCCGCCTTGCCGTATGAAATTCAGCCCAACGTCCGCCAGCCAGACGGGTTAATGTCTTCACCTCCGGCAGATAACGCTCAACACTGTTACTCCCCGTACACACGCCCAGCAACACCAGAACATAAGGGATACCATCAGCACTGAGCACAGAACGCAGCACCAGAAAGCCATCAGGTGCCTCAAAACAAAACGCCTGCTTTTTAAAGCAGGCGTCTTTAACTTCATTCATAAATTCAGGGTTGCGGGAATTTCTCACCACACGCTGCATATACCGGAGAATTTTTTCACTCACACTCTCACCACAAAAAAGAACAATGTGACTGTGCTGTGTCTTCAGCGACAGAAGGATGACGGAGAACGCTTCCGATAACCAACACGGCTGGCGTTCTCCGCAAAAAATAAATTACCAGCCGACAGACATACCCGCAGCAACACCTGAACCGTTCTGGGTATCCCATGAAGCATTCAAACGTACAGCAGAATTTTCAGTGGTGCGGAAGTGCATACCTGCTGCGATAGCCTGCTCATCACGGTAGTTACTTGCAGCCATACCAAAGGAGTACGTTTTACCCTCAACAACAGGAATGGCAGTCATCGCCATTGCTCCTGCAATACCTGCATCTGCACGTTTACGGTTTTTCTCCACCTCATCACGTAACTGACGGAATTGCTGATTAGTACTACGCTCCAGGGTACTGACCCGGTTATCTGTGTAGGTATTAGCAGACTTCAGTGTCTGTGCATCACCCTGAATACGGGCATTCTCTTCTGCAATACGATAGCGCTCTAACTGACCATAGGTTGCGGCATCCGCAGCCTGAACACCATCACGAAGCCCACCAATTACACGATTCCCCACATTTACTTCATCGGGGCGAGTGGTCTGAGAGTTAGCCCCTACAGCAACACTGTTCGTATGGTTTGCAATGGCGTTGTAACCGACAGCAGTGGCGTTTTCTCCGCCTGCTGTTGCCCCGCCACCAACCTGAGTTTTACCTGTGCCCAGAGAAGACAGACGGGCGTGAATATCTGTTACATCTGCAGCAGAAAGACCAGTGTCAATAGTGGAGTCTAGCGGGTTTACAGACTTCATTTTAATTTCATAAATATATTCACTGATTTCAGGAACATGTCTTGAATACGTTTTTCCATCAGCGCCCACTGTCGTGACCACGCCTTCGCCATCTGCACTAAAGAGAATTTGATTGGTTTTTGTGTTTACAAAATAAGCTGTCTCATTCGCATAGTCATAATATGAGACAATTTCATTACTTCTCGGTGCCCGTAATTCTGTATTTGTTAACCCGGACTCGCCGTAATCAAACAGAGAATATTTTAAATATTTCCCTGCCGTATTTTGTATATTTACACTATCTGGTTGTTTTGTGCCTGCATTTACCACTTTTCCATCCAGATATGCTTTTCCTGAGAAGCCGAGGTCTTTCCAAAAATCAATTAAATTTTTATATTCATGTCCTTTCAACTGATCAACAGTCACTCCATAATATGAAGTGCCATTAATTCCAGAGGCGTCTGCTGCATATACGCCAGCAGAAAATACCGACAGGCTTAATGCTGGTATTAAAGCCAACAATAGCTTGCTTGCCTTTTTCATGATGTGTACCCTTATGTTAAATCATGTTATAAATATGTTGACATTCGGAACGCAAATGTCTTCAGGGATACTACTCATAATAACAAGGCAAATAAAATATTAAAATCAATGGGTTAAGAAAAATTAATGATTAAAATCACAAGAATGCAATACGCATCAAAAACTTACCCTAAATAACACCAGTATTACTCAGAAAAAACAAAACATTTTCTGTGGTTATTATTTACCATTGATAAATATTACCTCTCTCTGTCAGCCTGCATTGTATAAAACATACACTACAAACGGGTGCCATATCGGCTGAACCTCAGCAACCAGTTGACGGGGACTTTCGTCCCCGTCGCGGTTTTCCTACTGCTTACACTGTAAGAACGCCGCAAACTCCGCTCCCCACAAATTCAGCCGGAACTCACACAGCGAACCGTGCAACATCCAGATAGTGAAGATAACCGTCATACAAATTGTGACGGTGATAAGCGATTTTTGCGACATAGCGCTTGACTCCTTTTACAGAGAGGCGCTAACCTTCTACTTGCTTAAGGTATGATGATTAGGGCCTCGGGTTAACGTTAAGTTGACTCGGGGCCTTTCCACATCAGGCCTTCAGGTTCTCCCTCCAGCCATCAGCCGAAAGGCACCCACGCATAATTTACGGTTTTTGCCCTGTACGGGCAATAAAAAACCCGCCATCACAGCGGGTAGTAAACGGTTACCGGATACAGGTCAGAATTTCAGGCCAATGCCAGCAGTAACGCCACTCGTGCGCCAGTCGCCAGAGCCGGAACCTTCGTAAGCCACATCCAGTGTAACACTCTCATTCAGGTTAAACTGTGCACCTGCAGCCCACGCAAGGGAGGTTTTTTTCGTGCTGTTGCTTTCAGAAAATCCGCCACTACTGTTAATATTGTCCTTAATTTTCAGGTCAGCGCTAACTTTAGCAACGCCCATCCCTGCCATCGCATATAAACTCATGTACTGATTAACCCGCCATGAAGGCCCCGCTAACAGACTCCAGTAATTCGCCCTGATATCCGTTCTGGCAGAAGCTGCCGGATTCTTAATCTTCCTGGTATGATCGGCTGACTGCACATCAATAAATGTCTGTGAGTTAGTGAGAGAACGCGTCCATGTAAAAGAGGTGATAACGCCAAAATCATCCGTTATCTCGTAGCGATACCTGATATTAATGCCCTGTGGATTTTTATCCTTGCCTTCATATCCACTGACCCGACCATCTGTATATTCGCCCAATGAAGAAAAGTAGTTTCTGTTGACGAAATGACTGAAAGTCTCCCTGTTATGAGCAGTCGCATCCTTTACAAAATCCTTCAGTCCCGGAAACTGAAAGTGCGCATACCCCAGAGAAATTGTATGGTTTCCTTCTGCTGCATGTGCAGATAAATTTACACAGGCAATCCCGGAGATTGCACACACAACCAGTGTTGCTATACTCTTCATTTAAGATATCCTGTATTCAGATAACACGCTAAACTTTTTAATAATACATCTTTTTAGACATTTTAAATGAATATTAAAGACTCGCTTCAACTAATCATATACTGATGTATTAATAACCAGGACCTTATCTATATACGGCTTTCGAATATCCCATGTTGCACCACCGGAATAATGCTCACAGGAATATATTTTATTTCCTGTAGCACCAGTGGATGTGGTATAAATCGGTCGATCATAAGGAGTTCTTTTCCAGTTATAATACCCGACCAGTGCAGGCATGATTGCGCATGGATATCCAAGGTCCTTTTCAAATTTGATATCAACAGGTATTAACTTCGCGTCAAGCAGCATCATTTCGCCATGATAAATCATCTCACCGTCCGGGTTATACATGGCGATACCATACTCAGAAGGTGGAGTAACCATATTCGCGAAAGCATAAACCGTCGTAACACCAGGGTTCGTTCCCCTGACAATTACATGAAGCCTTAGTGCATGATATCCATCAATCTGTTCATGCGTGTACATGACATCGGCCTTCTTCTCTGTTCTGATAAAGAAAAAACAACTTTTGCCTGACGGGATTGATGTTTTAAAAAAAGACTTTTCAGTCGCCGGTATGGTGCCTTTGTTGATCAGACACTGCGGCGTAAAACCTGGACTTATCCATACGCTGCCATCCGGCTTCATAATGCTCAAACCATACATGACACTTATCCCCAGAATGTATAAATATAAGATCCCATACCCTGCTCAAGATTCGACCACGTCACCGTATTGCCATTAATGGTTATCTTCGGTACTTTCCGATCCGCAAATACGTTATTCCAGGGAAATAAACAACATACAGCCTGCAATGATTTCCCGTCGGGTTTATTCGTGTACGTCTTTGAGCCAGACTCCGCTGTAAATCTGTCCAGGAAAAATACCGGAGTCAGCACGCCCGTAACATTAACGTTATTTCTGTTATAAATGGCAAAACCGTATTCCAATACTCACCTCCTGATCAGCGTAATCTGCCTATGCGAACAGCCAGTCGTCCATTCTGATCATAAACCTCAATTTTATCATTGCGGATCACCAGTCCTACATTCTGATTAGAGTAACGAATTGTCAGTTGCCCTTGTGACGTAACACTGAAAAGGCCTCCAATATTCAGGTTACCCTGAGAATCAACCTGAAAGTTTCCGTTCTGAATAACGGCACTCCGGATAACTGGCGAAGTGATACTTACCCCGGCTTTTACCTCATCCGCCACAACCTTCCGCGACACCAGTGTTTCAATCACCGCGTCATAAATCATCGCTTTCGGGATCACAACCTTGCCACCTGATACCGCAAACGGATAGGCGGTGTTATCCGGGTTGTTCGGGTCAAAGACAAACAACTGCGACGCAGAAATTGCAACCTGACTTACAGGCCTGCCTTCACTGTCTTTTCCGGCGACAATCCCGATCCCCGCAGTGATACCATCAACTCCCGCTTTTTTTGACCACATTGCCAGAAACGCCTCACCGCCTTCTTTATCCAGTTTAGTGATGCGCTTGTCGACCTCATTAAGCGATTCACTGGTTGATGAATCCAGTGTGCTAATGCGGGTTTCAATACCACCAATCGTTCTTGTCGTTTCTTCCCTGAGAGTCCCCACAACTTCGGTTGTCTTAATTGCAGCATCCTTTACAGCCTGCCCCTGCGCGTTTTTTATTTCTTTACGCAGCTCGGACACAACCGGCGACTTTGCAGCCTCATCGCGGATCTGGTCAATGATGGCCTTCACGCCGATCTGTGTTTGTGCCTGAGTGCCTTTTTCAGCATTCCATGGACCTTTCACTCCTGCCGCGTTAACAAAACGTATCCAGTAAAATCCCGACCAGCCAGGGTCAACCGGATCGCCGTAAACCTGCCCCGGCGTCGTGGCAACCAGCACTGCATCAGCAAGGTCATCCTCCGTACCCCGCCAGATTTCAGTCAGTGAATGTCCGCGATAATTAGGCATATCCCATTCAAGAAGAACCGAGCCAAATCCTCCTGTCGCCTTAAAATTCAGCGGTTTTGTGGGAAAATCAACAGTCATTAAAGTACTGTCAATCTCAATACCCGGATTCAGTGCATATGAGGCACCACCCGATGTTCGACGCCGGGCGAGTTTAAGACCAACCAGTTCCTCACGGGTCACAAATGCGTGGCGTCCGTCACCACGCTGCCCGGTGCCAATTTCCATGTTCTCCACAACTGTGGATAAATCCTTCCCCGCACGCCACGGTTTTCTGGTCATACCGGCATCTCCGACATCGATGTACTCAGGGTTATTCGTTCCACCTGCCCGAATCCGGATACCATCACCTGCCAGTTTTGCCCGGTTGCTGCCGGAAGTCTCACCACACTTCCCTTAAACGTACCCGGCGCAAAATGAATCACAGGAACATCATCAGCCATAATGGTGATCCCCACCCGCTCAGGCGCCGGAGATTTCACCCTGATACAGGAAAAAGAGGTTCTTTCAGGTAATGAAAAAATTTTTGAATGCCACCTTATCGTGGAGGGCAGAGAGCTCCCGGCAAGCACTGACATTTTGTCTCCTGTCACCACGCGCATCATATCTTTCGCGAGATCAACCCATGCGCAGTCAAACGGTGTACTGAGATAACGGATATCCATGTTCACCGGACTGAATACAAACACATCCTGCTTACCATCCGGTTTCGTGTAACAGGCAATGTACTCACCACGCCAGGAATAAGCCACAATGGACGCCGGGTTAAACTGACTCTGCCACTGTTCAGGTGAAATAATCTTTTCCGTTGCCAGTGCTGTATTACCGTTTACATCAACAGATACCAGACCGTTTGTCCCAGCATAGAGTACGAATCCCTCCATCGCCACCATACTTCTTCGGCTCAGGCATGCCTGCATGGAAGGAATTCTGGAGCCAGAAATTGTGGAAGGCGATACCCCACTGAACAGATAGGGCTCCCCCTTTGTCGCCACCACCAGTGACGTTCCCAGCGGACAGATAGCCACAATATCTTCTGCCGTCGTGTGACGATTCACTTCCGGCCATGCATACGGCAGATACGCTTCCGAAAACATCACTTCATTACCGGCAAACCCGGCGGCAATACCATTAGCCATCAGGCAAAGGCCTGTCATATTCTCTGGCGGCGGCAGGTAATCCCATGTCGCCAGAGAAGGTCCAAGGTTTTTCCCCGGTATTTTGTCCGTGTAACTGAGCACGGATGCATCCAGTTCAGCCACAAGTAAAAAATCCGCTTCTCCTCCACCTGATGCAGAGCGATAAATCCGGCGGCGTTTAATACTGGCATTCTGCAATGGCACCGGAGACAGCGTCAGCTGTACCGCAGTCCCCGGAGTACGGAGTGTTACCTCCAGAGACGCCGGACCTGGCGGACCTTCTTCACCATAATCTGAGACAAAGGTTTCCGTATAAAACCGGGTTTCGTCATCATTCGGGTTATCGTCAGAAACATCACCGCCCTGCTGAACAGTACAGACAGGTGCTGTCGTCGGCGCGGGGATCCCCAGACGATACGATGATGTCGGGTGATTCCCGTCCCCTTTTGTGGCAATGGTCGCATCCGTCACTTTAGGAAAACGCCCGTCAGTGTAGTAAATACGCCCGTGGGAGTCCTGAGCGACCGGACTGCGGATCACATCCACCACATCCGTCCATGCAAACCAGAAATCGTCACGGTAATGAAAAATGGTTTTCGGCTTAATCGCGAATGTTTTCTCAGCCTCTGACATCTGGTGTTCAGGCGTGATCACTCCATAGCGAAAATGACAGTTTTCTGCCAGTACAGCAGAATGATCTGGCAGCATAGATGCAATAACGCCTGGCATCATCCCGCGCATAGTTGTTATATCGATATAAGGCATGGTTGTCTGGTATCCGAAAATTTGAATGGCAGGTGAGTCACTGAATTGAAGTTTTAAAGGCGGCAT